TGCAGCAAGGATAGCAAGTTCCATTTCTGCCGCTGTTGGCGCAGTTGTGGTTGTTACGTCACTTGTAATATCGTTTGACTGTGTACCAGAATCGCCTTCAAGATGATCAGTATCAAAGAAGAACTGACCATCATAACAAGCGGTAGTTTCTCCAAGAATTATCAGCTCAGTAAGAAGTTTTGCCCAATGAGAATTGGTACGATCCGCAAGCTCTCTGATTCTGATTAAGACCTGACCGGTTTTGTCTCTTTTCAGTTCCTTTACAAGAACTTCCAGAGTTGCTTCAAATTCCAGATTGGTAATAGTGATTCCATTTTCTCTGAATCCTTTGGCGTTACGACCACCAATCCATTCTCTGAGCTGAGGAACCATTCCCAACCATTTGTATGTCTCGGACTCCTGATTGGAAGTAAACTTCATTGAAGTATCTCCAACCCATTCGGTTCCGATGTTTTGCTCCAGACGATTAAAGAATGTTCCTATAATCGCTCTGCTGGATAAGGCTAGTGCACCCATATTGACCTCCTTCGGTTAAAAAAATTATTTCTTCAACTTATAGAGAGGCCGAATTTCTTCGACCTCTCCGTTTTTAATTTTAAGAGTTATTTCTGAGACTGACGGATCCAACAAAGGCAAAACCGTTTCTGCAATTTCAACGTTGATATTTTCCATCGCGGTTGTTAACTCTTCCCTTGCCTGCTCATTTATAGAATCCGCCATAATTACGCTATCGTCCAAATACCTCGCATTTTATCAACATGCCAGCCTTCATCTCCACCTTGTGTAAGCTCGATGAAGTCTCCACGCTTTGCAGTTGCTTTCGTGTTTACCGCAATTCCGCCGTCTCCACCTGTATCGTCTGGACCAGCGATTAAATCAGCGGCATTCGGATCTACATTAACCGCAACGGTTCCGAAAGCTCCACCGTTGAAAACACTCAGATGCTGACCAGTAAGTACGGCTGCAATCAGAAGTGTCATTGTTTGTGCGTCAGTATCAACCTTGGTCAGAGTCGCGGTAGCTGAGAAAAGTTCCCAAACTCTACCAGCATAAGGATCAGCCATATTGACTGCGTCAAATTCAACGTCAACAACAGCGGCCGAAACAAAGCGTGCAACTTTTCCGATAAAGACAGAACCAACTGGTGAGAAAGTAAAGTCATTATCATCGAGCGCATAAACTGGTTGTCCGATATCTGTAATAACGGCGCCAGTGACAGGAAGTACAATCCGACCTCTTGATCTCACTCTTGCATTTCTCTGAGCGGCAATCCCCAATGAATTGTCCTCTTTTCTTACACAGAATCCAGCAAACTTATCTACTGAAGTCAGTGGCCTTGCATGACCTGAGGCGTCAACAAGTCCTACGGCCGCACCTTCAAATAATATATCAGCTGCAATCATGGGATAGTCATTTAAGTCTCCCAAGACCATAGCTCTCGGTGCATCGACTGCTAGTGTCGTCATAATAAATCCTCCAAGTTAAAAATGTTAATTTCCGAATAAAACTTTCTATTTTACAATATCAGACTTTTTTACTTAGATGCCGTCTGTGAAAAGACTCGCACATTGCCATCTGCGTTATTCTTCATGTATGACTCATATACAGCTACGTCTGGAAATTCCTTCTGTAGGTCGGCGCTTGCAGCCCACTGATCCTTTGGAGATTTATCAGCTTCGGCTTTGATTGTTTCTTCAACTTCACTGCCAACTGCAGATGCTGATTCCTTCTTAATAGTTTCCAGTCCAGCTGTCTTTACTTCTTTGTCGGCGTTGATCATAGCGATTGCAGCTTCACCGGGAGTGGTAGCTCCGTCAGCGACAAAGCCTGCGGCAAGTTTTTCCTGACCAACTATTGTGCATTTATTAATACCTTCAATTCTTGCACGTTCGTTTTTCTGACCAGTAATCTCGCCAGCACTAAAACCAACTTTTTCAGACTTTTCAAATTCGCCTTCAAGTTTCTTTTCCGCCTGTGTTACTCCAAGCGCAACTGCTTCATTGTATAGAGCAACGTGATGCTCCTTCAGATTGTCCAAATTTGCGTCTACATTTTTTGCAAATAAACTCATGTCATCTCCTCCGTTACTAAGGTTTTCCATTAATAAATCAAAACTAATTATGTCATCGATCAGACCAGCCTGAACGCCTTTGTCCCCGATAAAGACATCACCGTCGGCCATATTTATACTAACATTCTGAGTCGTAACTCCCTTGAACCTCGCCACCTCTCCAACGAAAACATCCATTAAGTGGTTTACTTGACTCTGTAAGTGAGCCCGGCCTTCACTGGTCAAAGGTTTCAACTGTGAAGCAATTCTTTTTTTCTTACCAGCTACAATTTCAGTCGGTACAACTCCACGCTGTAAATTAAATATTTCCATATCTAAATGAGTGGTCAATACTCCGATACTTCCAGTTGTCACAGTATTGTCGGATATCAAGATCTTTTCGGCTGCAGCTCCGATCCACATTGCAGCGGACATCATCATTGAGCTCGAATGAGTTATGATTCTTTTTTGAGATCTTGCTTGAAAGATCATATCCGCAAATATCGCAACTCCAGTTACTGACCCACCCGGACTGTCGATATCCAAAACAATAGTGTCGACATCTTCATTGCTCATTAGACTTTTAAAATCTGCCGTCAGAGTATCAAGTGGAGCTCCTCCAAATATTTCTACGAAAATATCATTTTTAGGAACTATGACTCCTGATATTGTAAGGACTCCAACATTGTCCAAGATTCGGACATTCTTAGATAATCCAGTTTGGTTGATCTCAACTTCAAAAAGTGCTTCTTGATTTGGAGTTTCCCTAACCAGATAATCAGCATAAATCTGTTCGACTTTCGCAAGATCATCTGGGTGGATCGCCCAAAGTGAAGGCAGTAATTTAATTTGGTTTTTTATCGTCATCGGTTTCCTCTTTTAATGGATTGTCAACATTCTCGTTTAAGTCATCGACTTCCTCATTTGTTTTAAGTACAACTGGATTTTTTATCTTGTTAATTTCAGCAACCTTGATTGCTTCTTTTTTAATCTGTCTGATATTCTGATCAAAGTCGTGTCCCATACCAGCAGACTCAATAGCAATTGTACTGAAGTTTCCATCAACTCTTGCTTGAGCGGCCGCTGTCTCTTTGGTTGGATCAATCTGCCCTGCCGCTGGTCCGATCCACATATTTCCAAGCCATGCTTTTCTCAATAAAGGATCGTTTAAAAACCCCGGAGCAATTATCCTTTCCCGCAAAACGGCTTCCTCCATCCAAAGCTCATAGACAATATCACAGAAATGACTTATCATAAATGATCTTCTGGTCATGAATACTTTCCAAGCGTTCAACATAGCAGTTCGTGCTGCCGAATAACTTTTTGTAAAATGCTGAATTAAAAGCTCGAACGGTAGTCCTAGGGCAGAGCCAACTTGTCGCAAAATCGCTTGAACGAACGGATCAAATCCTGAATTAGGTCTCCCGGGATTGGCCGTCTCAATGGATTCTCCCTCAGCAAGTCCAACAATCGCACCGGACCCCATAGTATAATCTTCATCTGTTGACTCTCCTCCTTCATCACTCGGTAGAAATGTAGAAAAGTTTGTTCCACCTTCTGGAGTTTTTACGAATACGGTAAAGTATGAAGAAATTACTGCACTTTGAAGTTCCGCGTCAGTATATTGTCCAAGCTGATGAAGCATTTCAATGACTGGAGCAAGATACGGAATTCCTCTTGTCTGCCCCGGTCTTAATTGCTCATAAACGTGAAGCACTTTTCTTCGGCCGCTTGGAGTGAAAGCTCGAATTGAATCCCATTTCCTCTCGAATGGAGGTTTATCGGACCCGGGATGCCGAGTTCTAATCCAGTACTTGCTTGGAGTTCCATCAGATTTTTTCTCAACTCCACCAGATAGTGTAACCTTATCCTGCTTGCTGTTTGGATTCTCAACTCGATCAGCCTCAACCGCTTGCAATCGTAATCCATAATTCAGCGTGTCGATCTCTTTAAATAAAGGCAAAACAAAAACATCACCACTTTCGAGGACCGCTCTGAATACAAGATTTTGATAATCATAAAAGTTTTTACTCCTATTTATATCACAATCGAGCGATTCAGCCCATGATCTAAATTCGGTTTCAGTTTTGTTTTGCCATTTGTCGGCTTCATCCTCGGAGATACCCAAGGCGTCAGCATTGATCCTAGACTGCAGTTTTAAGCCAGAGCCGATAACATGTACTTGGTTGGTTCCAATAGCTCCAGACGCAATAGGTGTATTCCTTAATAGATCCCTGCTCCGTTCCCTTATATCTGGAAGATCCTTTAATGAAGCTGAATCCGCATCTGTGACTTTTGGAGTAAAAGTCTTTATTGTTCTTCTGGTTCTTGAGCCTGCATTGTAAGATCCGCGTCCGCTTGATCCAACAAAATTATTTTTCTCCATCAGTTTTTGCTGAACTATCAACGGCATGGCTGCCATATTGACCGCAATCTCATTTTTAGGTATTCTATTTTTCATTAGAATTTACAGCGGGAGGTTTTCTTTTAGTTGAAAACTCACACTTGCCTTTCGCATTAATAAAGATATTTTTCAAATTACAAGTTTGATGAACTGGAATGAAATTGGCGCAAGTATCGTTTTGGCAGTAGACCTTAGCCATTGGCTCTGGAGCTGCCTTGGGATTTACATAGTAAAAAACATCATCTGGTTTCTTGTTCATCTCGCAGTTATTCCTCTGACTTGTATTCCGCCACGATTAACACTGGCAATTTTAGCTTCCAGTTTCTCGACTTGCTCCCATAGTTTGTCGATCTGTTGGGAGGTTTTTGATCTATTACCAATTGAATATTGAGAAGCGTTGACAGCTTTTAACCATGCGTTGTAAGCCGCATCTCGTGCTGTTTCTAATTGAGTTATTGTAAGTGCCATCAGTCTAATCTTACTCCTCTTGAAATTACACGCCTTTTCGGCTTCGGCTTTGCAGTATTTTTCTGTTCTGTCCTAATTATATTATTCTCCTGTGTTTGTACAGTTAATTTTTCCTGTTGTCTGATATGCTCCATCATTTGCTCGATATCCAAAGTTGGATGGATCATGAATCTGGCAATGTGTAGAGCGGAGAGTCCATAAACGAAAGTGTCCAAAGCCTCATTTCTTGCTCGTGAACTATTTTTCCAGACGTGTCTCTTTTTATTCTTGTGCCACTCCATTACCTTTGATTCCGAACAAAGCTGATGAAAATATTGTTCTGGCAGTGATAGAGGAAAATGAACATAGCTTGCTCCGGGATGTGAAACTTGTAAGCACTTACTGATATGATCCTTTGCGGTATCGGTTCCAATTGAGAATAAATTGGTGCCTTGAATTTTACTCGGCGCTTTTATAATTGGCTGATTATATGAACTTGCTCCTTTTATCGCAAATACATATCTCTGCTTCGGAATATAACGTGTTTTACAGAACTCATAAACTTTTCCGGGATAATGACCGCCAGTAT